ACAGTACCTGTGCTATAATAAAGGTACAAAGAAAGGAAGTGAAGGGATACAAAAAAGAAAATAAAATAAAGTACAAAAAGTACTTGACATCCAATCAAACCTATGATATAATAAAGGTACAAAGAAAGGAAAGGAGAAATCAATATGAAACCAAGAAAAGCGTTTTACATGGATAACATTGAAACCATAAAGGAATTAGAGGATAAGTTATTTGATTTAACTACGAAAATGGAAAAAGAGTGTGGTAAACAGGATTTTAATGAAAAGCTGAATCAGGCTTGGTCACTTTTATATGAAGTATGGAAAGAGAATAATTAAATAGAAAGAGAGAAGTATTATGAGATTGGACAAAAAAGCACAGATTGAATCTAATAAGGAAGTTTTGGCAGCACGCCACATTTCAAAATTTGATAAAGACTACGGTCGTGATACATGGGGTTGCAAGAAACGTGTAACTTATCGTGAAGTATAAGGGGGTATTTATATGAATATATTTATAACTTTTTGGAATGGTGATTACGTACAGTTTGATGAATGTGATTCTATTGACTATACGTTAGGATTAGTTAGAATATTTGAAAATAATGAGTTATATGAGTATCAAGAAGACGACATTAAAGAAATAATTTTTGTTAACGATTACACAAGGTCATATGCCATAGAGTTGGGATATGAGTCATAAATATATAGGGCGCGTGGTTTGGCACGATTACAGTTTCAACGCTGTTCGCTCATTAGCACCTACAAGGTGCAGAAACCAAATAAAATAACAATAGAAAGAAGAGGTATTACTATGGCAAGAGAAAAAATGGTAACAAGAACAGTAACCCAGACAACGGCAGAAGTTATGGCGATTGATGTCACATCGGCAGAAGTACAGATACGTGAGTACACTATCGGTGGTACTTATGACACCAACGAACTATTACTTAAAAAGCTACAGAAGCTTTTCCAGACAGATACATTCAAACTTGTAAATATCAACAGTACCACGGTAGAAGATTTACTTCTGGGAATGTCAGAAGAGGACTTTATCAGATACGCTACAGTTCTTCCACCTAGAAGTACTAAAAAAGAAAGTGAGGAGAGTTAGCATGAAAAAGTCAATTTACATATTCTAAGAATACATAAAGTTAGTCAAAACTAACAAGGGCGCGTGGTTTGGCACGATTACAGTTTCAACGCTGTTCGCTCATTAGCACCTACAAGGTGCGGTAACTAATCAAAATAAAACTAGAAAGAAAGAGGAAACAAAAAATGAGTAAACACTATGTAAAGTTAGTAAAGGAAATGATTAAAGAGGACATCAAGGATGATGTATCCATAACAGTGGTAAACGGCACTCTTGTGGTAGACATCTATGTAAATCACTGTTTATGTTGGCACACAGCTATACCGCGTATCGAATTGCGAGCTAGTTCATATATGACAGCGAAAATCGTAGCAGACACGATCAAAAATCAATATAAGCAGTTCATTTTGGATAAGTATTTTGTTCGAAAAAAATTCAAATAACGCTTGACATTTAGATCGTCATATGCTATTATATAATTGTAGCAAGGAAATAAACAAAAGTTTCGAGTTACGTTTGCCATAGGTGGTATAGACTTCTAACCCGCTATACCACCTACCCCCCTTAGTAGGTGTAGTTTATTGGTAAAATGCGTGAATCTTAAATAAACCCTATCATCGCTCATTCACGTGAAACAGGTTCAATCCCTGTCACCTGCTCTAGTGCTTTATAGCACTAAACTATATCTTGACGTTTTAAAAAATAAAGAAAGAGAGGAAGAAAAAACATGGCAAGAGTACCAATGGTAACGCGAACAATCATCACAACAAAAGTCAACGTAATGTGTTTAGACATTGAGACAGGAGAACCTTGTAACAAGACTGTAGTAGTTCCACGTGCTTACAAGGACGATGAAAAGCTTCTCAAGAAAGTGAAAGAAGTTCTTGAAACGGAAGTCTTGAAACCAGTACACATTGTTGACAAGGAAGAGATTGAAACTCTTTATGGTATGACAGAGCAGGAGTTCATTGAACACGCCGAAGTCCTACCACCGAGAACAGCATCAGAAGAAAACGTAACAGAATAACAGAAAAAGAAAGAGGTAAAAGATTATGGTAGAAATCAAAGAATGTAGCAGAGAGTTTTCAGAAGTTGAGCAGTATCTTATGACGATTGCACCGTCAATCATTTCACTGAAAGATGTACCAGACGGAACACACATTACAGTTGATGGTATTCTGACTTTTGAGGACACGAAAGAGTCTACTGGCGAAATTGCTGATATTCTTTCAGTCATCACACCAGAAAAGAAAGTATATTCCTGTCAATCATCAACGTTTAAACGTTCAATCAGAGATATTTCAAATATCATGAAGGATAAGCAGTTTACAATCATTAAGACATCTGGAAAGACAAAAGCAGGACGTGACTTTATCAACTGTGAGTTAGATGTCGAAAGTATTGAGTAACTAATAATATTAACAGCGTGTACTTTTTAAACGGTACACGCTTTTTTAGACAAGAGGGTGATTTTTTCATGGCAAAAAGAAAAAAGAAAGTATCAGCTTATACACGTAACAGAAATCGTATCAACAGCTACATAAGACGATTAAATAAAAAAGGACTTATCACTGATCTTTATTTCCCAACAGAAAGAGAACTAAAATTGCAAGGAATAAAAGGTGCAGAGTTAACTCGTTACACCAATGAGTTGAAAAAGGTAACACCGGATTTCTTAAAAGGTGAAGCCATTCCAATTCCAAAAACACCTCAGAACTTTGACGAAAATGGTGATTTAAAAGTCGGTGACGACGAAATGTTTAATAGGACAGTAATAGCAGACATAAAAAATAACATATCACATTATCCTAAAGAGATAGCTGATAAAGTTACTTCTTTAATTGACCAGTTAATCACACAGCAGGGTATAGATGATGTAGTAGAAGCTATTACATCAACACCAGATTTGCATTACTATTTGAATAAAAATAAATATGACAGTGAAGTAGCATTGGAAGATTACGCTACAGGAATTATAAATGCACTTCCTAATGCAAGTGATCAATATAAAATGGACTTAGCTGACGCTTTTGAGTTTAACGAGTTAGGTTATACCATTGAAGATTAAAAAGTACAGATATTTTATGTGCGACTTTGAAACAACTGTTTACAAAGGACAAGAGTTCACAGAGGTATGGGCGTCTGCTTCGGTAGAACTATTCACAGAAGATGTACAAATATTTCACTCAATTGATGAGCAATTTAATTACTTTGTAAGTCAAGATTGTAATATCGTAGCATATTATCACAACTTAAAGTTTGACGGTTCATTCTGGTTATCATATTTGATGATAGATAAAGGGTTCAAACAAGCATACAGAAAAACAGGTGAAGCTATAAACGAGGTAGAGTGGTTGCAGGAAAAATTTATGGAAAACAATTCCTTTAAATATAGTATATCAGATAAAGGAATGTGGTACAACATTATTATAAAGGTAAATAACCACTTTATTGAAATAAGGGATTCACTAAAGCTTTTGCCATTTAGTGTTAAAAGAATTGGTGATAGCTTTGGAACAAAGCATAAGAAGCTTGACATGGAATACACAGGTTTTCGATATGCAGGATGTGAGATAACAGACAGTGAAAAAGAATACATTGCTAATGATGTTCTTGTTGTTAAAGAAGCACTTGAAATTATGTTCAACGAGGGTCATAATAAACTGACAATAGGTTCTTGTTGTTTGGAAGAATACAAAGAGATATGTAAGAAATCACTCAAGAACCAGTTAGAGTACAAGGAAATGTTTCCAGACGTATATAATGTTAGTATTAACCCTACAGAATATAAATACGAAAATGCCGGAGATTATATAAGAAAATCATACCGGGGTGGTTGGTGTTATTTAGTAAAAGGAAAAGAAAACCAGATAAAAACAAATGGAACTACGGCTGACGTAAATTCATTGTATCCATCTATGATGTCATCTGAATCGGGAAACAGGTATCCAGTTGGTAAACCTTGCTTCTGGAAAGGAAACTATATTCCAGACGAAGCTATAGCCGATAATAAGTATTATTTTGTTAGAGTTAAAACAAGATTTTATATCAAGAGAGATAAGTTACCATTTATCCAGATAAAAAGTTCTTACTTATATAAAGGTACAGAAGCACTGGAATCGTCAGATATTTATGACAGTAAAACAGATTCTTACTTTTCATTCTATAAAGATAATGACGGTATATTAAGAGATACAAGGGTTGAATTAGTCTTGACAATGACAGATTACCAGTTGTTGAAAGATCACTATGACTTAGTTGATTTTGAAATACTTGACGGTTGTTGGTTTTATGCCTTAACAGGTATCTTTGATGAATACATAGATAAGTACAAACACCAGAAGCTTGTTAGTAAAGGTGCGTTGCGTGAGTTGGCTAAACTTTTTCTTAATAATCTGTACGGAAAAATGGCATCAAGTAAAGATTCATCATTCAAACTAGCGTATGTGAAAGATGATAAAACTATCGGGTTTTTACCAGTTACAGAATCAAACAAGAAACCTGGTTATATTCCTGTTGGTTCAGCTATCACAAGTTATGCAAGAAACTTTACTATCAGAGCAGCACAAGCGAATTATCATGGTGTTGATAAAGCAGGTTTTATTTATGCGGATACAGATAGCATACACTGTGATTTACCACCAGAAGAAATTGTTGGAATCAAAGTACACGATAAAAACTTTTGTTGTTGGAAATTGGAATCATGCTGGGATAAAGCAATATTCACAAGACAGAAAACCTACATTGAACACGTAGTTGCAGAGAACCTAGAGCCAATAGAAAAACCATACAACAATATAAAGTGTGCAGGTATGCCAAAACGTTGCAAAGATTTATTTGAATTATCACTGTCAGGTGATGCTGATATAAATAAAGAATGGAGTGATGAAGAAAAAGAATTTCTATTTGACAAATATAACAACCCTATTAAACGTGATTATAGTTCATTTAAAATAGGATTGAAAGTACCCGGAAAATTACGACCAAAGAGGATACGTGGTGGCGTTCTATTGGTAGATACATCATATGAAATGAGGTAAAAACATGAAGAAAATTATATGCTTATTGCTATTTTGTTTTACATTAACAGGGTGTACGTCTGGTAACAAAGTACCAACTGAAAAAACTGAGTATAGCATAATACTTAATGATGGTTCAGCTTTTGTATTTACATTTAAAGATCCTGATACAAACGTTTGGTATATAGCATCTGATAAAGGCGTAACACCTAGACTTAATCAAGATGGTTCATTATATGTAAAATAGTAAAAACAGAGGGAGAACTAAGTTCTTACCCTCTGTTTTATTTATATCTATAACCCATGTGTTAATCATTGCGTTCAGCGAAAACGACAAGTAACACAGGCTCTATACTTTCAAGAGTGCTATCCTATGTTCTCAATGTTAATCGCATGAGTAGATATACTTAGTAACTAAGTGCGCTTAATGTGGCTTCTTTACATCTTAAATCTTTAAATCTAAAGCAACCACGTTCAAATAAATATCTAAGATTATTCAAAAAGAAGTCGTTACGTTTTAACATAACATAATTTATCTCATGGTCATCAGTGGTCACACTGATTTTTAAACCAAAGGTTCGGTCTGGTCTATCATCACAATATAAGTAGCCATTCTCAGTAAATTCTCTTATACCGTACTCACAACCTTTATATTTAAGTGTGCAAAGGTATTTATTTTTTCCGATAGGTCTTTCAATAAAACTCTGATTATCATTCAAATAAACACATTCACTACTATATCCAACATAACTGTCTTTCTTAAAAGCTCGGTTGAACCCACTGGTTTTCTGTGCTTCGCTTGCTGATTTATTGAATCCCTGTTCTAATACAAACCCGTCACCACGTAAAAATTTTGTATCTTTATGTAGTCTAGCACTTATTTCCATTTTTGTATAATATGGATTGATAAGACTGACAGGATTCGCAATCATATACACAGGTACATAACGAACCTGTTCCCCCTGACCTCTTGCAATAGACGTATGAATACTGATGAACTTTCTTACTTCATCAGGGCAGTAGTGATTAGATTCACTTTGAAATTCATCAAACTCTAGCCTAGAAATATCAGCAAATAAATGACTATATTTTTTCAACTGGTCGGCACTGTTTAAACTTATAGCATACCCACAGCTTTTTTCGTCTAAGAATAACTCATGGAAAATTCCACTTGCCCGTCTTTTTGATGTCATAGTATGACCTGTGAAGAACAGACTACCTATATCTTTATAGAATTTATCTACCACATTATCAAGTTCATAATTATAACGGTAAATAAGCCCAAACTTTTCACCTTTATCAAGAAATCTGTTTATACATAGTCTGCTAAAATAGGTTGTCTTACCTGCACTTCGGTTGGAAGTAACCATATAGATTTCTGGTTTGTTCCCATTGATATCTAACATTGACAATAATTTAGTACCGTCATAATATTTTGGCATGTTAAAAAACTCCTTTCCATATTTAATTATAGCACATCTATTGATTTTTCGCAAGTAGTGTGCTATAATAAAATTGAATTAAATAAGAAAGGAGATACCATGAAGAACTTATATCCAATCTTTGTAGCGTTAGGGTTTAACGCCCTAGACGTGCTAACCGGTATTGTGTCTGCCATAAAAATTAAAGACATTAAATCCGCAAAACTACGTGATGGACTTTTCAAAAAAGTGGGTTTTATTTTCTGTTATTTTACGGCATGGTTAGTTGATGGATACGGCGGTGTTATAGGGTTCAACCTAGGCGTTTCAATATTACCAGTTATTGTGCTATACACTTGTACAACCGAGCTAGTTTCAATACTAGAAAACATATCCAAAATTAACTCAGACCTTTTACCGAGCAAACTTATGGAACTTTTTCACATTTCAAACACCAGAAAGGAGTAACAAATGGCTGACATTAACAAAGCTGTTTCTTTCATGATTAACACAGCAAAGGACAATATTCATGGTTATGACCAACAGCACAGAAACGGTCCAGATTATGACTGTAGTTCACTGGTAGGGACAGCATTAAACTATGCAGGTTTTGCTGTTTCACCGTATTCATGGACTGGCAACTTAGAATCACAGTTAAGAAAAGCAGGGTTTGTAGATTGCAAAGCACCATGGAAAGCAGGTGACATTCATTTAAACAGAGGAAACCACGTATGTATGAGTATCAATGAAAGCCAGATAGTTGAAGCGTCAATTAACGAAAAAGGAACAGCCACAGGCGGTAAAACTGGTGACCAGACAGGTAAAGAAATTCAGATTACTTCCTATTATAATTATTATCTAGGTTGGGATTTACACTTGAGATTTACTGGTGCAAACACAAACAACAATAAAGGCTATAATGTTAAAGAAATAGCCCAACAGGTTATTGCAGGTAAATGGGGTGTAGGTAATGAGAGAAAAAGACTCTTAGAAAATGCAGGTTATAATTATGATGAAGTACAAAGTTATGTAAACGAACTCTTTACAAAAGGTGGTTACAAGTCGAACGGTGAAGTTGCAAGAGAAGTTATCAAAGGTGTGTGGGGCGTAGGAAAAGAAAGAAAAAACAGACTTGAAAAAGCAGGTTATGATTATAACGAGATTCAAAAACTCGTTAATCAGATGTTAGGCTAATACAATGCCAGACATAAACAAAGCTTATTCATGGGCAATCGAAACGTGTAATGCCCCTAACGTGGGATATAGTCAGACATATAGAAACGCCCAGACCGTAGGTGGCATTACATATTACGATTGCAGTTCTTTTATCAACTACGCACTCTTAGCAGGTGGATTTACAACACCTAATTACGCACCAAAATATAACGCTTTTACAACTTATACCGAAGCAGACGTTTTACTTTCACTAGGTTTCAAGGAAGTTGATGCCAGCGGTGAATACTTAGCGGGTGACATTGGTCTTTCAGTTTCCCATACAGAAATGTGCTATAAAGGCGGTAAGGGAAAAGGTGTGTTCATGGGAGCGCACACAGACAACGCACCATTAGCACATCAAGTTAGCATAGGTTCAACAACTGGAAATCAAAATTATGAAACATCATTCCCACGGTTGTTTAGATACGGCGAAGGTGGTGCATCTGGTTACGGATGTAGTGCATACGTTGTATCAGCAATATGTGGTAATATGTGGCAGGAAAGTGGTGTAAACCCAGGAATGTGGGAAGGACAGAATGTTAGTTCATTTACGAGTTTAAATGTTGGTTTTGGGCTAGGACAATGGACAAACACTGGTGGAGATACGCATGGTAGACTTTATAAGTTATATGAATGGCTTCAAGAAAATGGGTATAAAGACGATGATGGTAACGGACAACTTCAATATTTAATTCACGAAAATGTATGGTATTCCAGAGATGAAGCTAGTCAATATGCCACGTTAACAGATTTTCTCACTTCCAGTAGTACAGATTTAGCTGAATTAACACATGCTTTCAATGTAGGGTGGGAAGGTATTCATGACCACACATGGGATTTCCGTGTGACCTACGCAGAAAAATGTTATGAGTTTATTACTAAACATGCTAATGACACTTCAATCAACAAATGGTTTTCAAAAAATGAGTTTTTGTCAGTTGACGAAAGACTCAACAATGCCGTTCTTATTTACAGATTCTTGTCGGCAGGCGGTGGAGGTGGTGGAACGCACACTACAAAAAAGAAATCAATGCCAGTTTGGATGATGCTAAAATATCATTATTAAGTTGAAAGGTGGTGATTAAATGGCAGTAAAAACTAGAGAGGAAATTCTGGAAAGTTTCAAAACAAGATTAGGAGAAAATCCTGACGATGAATCCATATCGTTTTTAGAGGACGTTACCGATACACTTGATGACTTTGAAAAAAGAGCGAACGGTGACGGTACAGACTGGAAAAGTAAGTATGAAGAAAACGATGCAAATTGGAGAAAGAAATACACAGAAAGATTTTTCTCAGATGAACCAGAACCAGAACCAGAACCAGAACCAGAACCAGATAATACCCCGAAGACATTTTCAGATTTATTTAAGGAGATTTAAAAGATGGCTAGAAGAATTGCTAACAGTACGCTAAATGCGTCTACAATTGACATTATGAACGTTATCCGACAGAACGCTTCATATGATTATCAGCAGAACGTACCTGCTGTTGCAAAGGCAAGTGATATTCCTAAAGTCGGAGAAGTTATCAACGGAACACCTGCTTTCGCAAACCAGTTTATCAATGCACTTGTAAACAGGATTGCTATTGTGCGTGTGCAGTCTGCAAGCTTTAACAACCCTTATTCAATTCTTAAAAAAGGGTATCTTGAGTACGGTGAAACTGTAGAAGATATTTTTGTATCAATTGCAAAAGCAGTGGACTTTAGTGCAGAAAAAGCACCGAAGAGAGAGTTCCAGAGAAGTATTCCGGATGTTCGTTCAGCTTTCCACGTAATGAACTGGCGTGTAATGTACCCAGTAACCATTCAGGACGAAGATTTAAGACAGGCATTTCTTAGTATTGATGGTGTACAGAACCTTATTGCTAAGATTGTTGATGCAGTTTACACAGGTGCAGAGTACGACGAGTTCCTGCTCTTTAAGTACCTGTTGATTAAAGCAATCAGTCATGGTAGAGTGCATCCAATCTCAATCGGTAATGGCAAAGTACTTACAGAAAGTGCAGTTCAGTTTAGAGGTACTTCTAACTTATTACCATTTATGTCAAGTGAGTTCAATGAAGCAGGTGTTAAAACGAACACGCCTAAAGAAAGACAGGTTATTTTCATGGACGCTATGTTCAATGCACAGTATGATGTAAATGTACTTGCAAGTGCTTTCAATATGGACAAAGCGGATTTTATGGGCAGGCTGTTCCTCATTGATAACTGGTCAGAGTTCGACAATGAACGTTTTGATGTTATCAGAGCTAATTCTGATGGCATCGAAGAAGTTACTACAGAAGAACTTGCATTGATGAAAAATGTAAAAGCTGTTATTCTGGATGAAAACTGGTTTCAGGTTTATGACAACAATAACAAATTTACAGAGAAGTATGTGGCATCAGGTTTGTACTGGAATTATTTCTATTATTCATGGAAAACAGTTTCCAATTCTCCGTTTGCAAACGCTTGTGTATTTGTAACAGATGATGCTACAATCACATTACCTACTTCAATCACAGCACATGTGAATGCTAAGGACGAAAGTGACATTGCTACGGTATTTACAATCAGTCCAGACTTAAACGGTCAGAGTCTTGAGCCACACAATGTCAACTTTATTCAGACCGAAGCGTTGACCACAGCAGGTATCGCAGTTCAGCCTTATGGTGGCGTTCTGATTCCTAACAATAAGATTGATACAGATATTACGCTTGTGGCAGAGATTAACGGTACTAAGTACACAGCCACTACACCTATTACTGGTGCTACAACTGTTGGTACAGCTATTACATTAGATAAACAGTAATGGTAAGGATGTGTGGTGGTATTAAGTTACTGCCACACATCAGTTAGAAAGGAATTTATTATGTATATATATCCTCAGACTAATATAAAGTTACTAAAAGATGTGCCACTAGATACAACATATGACCACACATTATGGTTTGACAATGCAAGCGCGCAGTTCGAATATTTCAGTGCGTTGACAAAGTACAATATGAATAACTACAGTTATCAAAGGGTACAAAAAGGAGTAACAAGAGTCGGCATTAAAGCTGACAGTCTTTATGATTGCAACTACATGATGTTTCAAAATTCAGCTTATGGTAATAAGTGGTTTTATGCTTTTATCACAAGTGTTGAATATGTGAATGACGTAACATCTAACATCAGTTTTGAAATTGATGTCATGCAAACATGGCTATTTGACTGTTCACCAGATTATTGTTTTGTTGAAAGAGAACACTCAGAAAGTGACCAGATAGGTGCTAACATTATACCAGAGAACCTTGACACTGGTGAGTATGTATATAATGGGTATGGTAAATTAACTAAAGTTCTTGACCCATTGTGTATTATATGCATGGTATGTGACACGGCAGAAGACCCAGACGGTACACTATATGACGGTATTTACGGTGGGTGTACATTATTTGCGTATAACGTAGATAATAAAGGCGTTACCGCGTTGACCAAAAAATTGCAAAGCTATAACCAAAAGCCAGATGCAATTGTGGGTCTTTATATGTGCCCTGTTATAGCTACGGGTGAAGCTATTCCAGATGACGGGGTGCAATTACTGTTTTCAAAAGGTGCTTATGGGTTTGACATTTCTGTTCCTGCCTTAACAACAAATGATACTCTTGATGGGTACAAACCTAAAAACAATAAGCTGTACACTTATCCATATAACTATTTATCAGTAGAAAACGGAAAATCTACTGCCAGTTTTAGATATGAATTTTTTAACAATTTAACTGTAGCACTTCACGTTGATGTTCCGGTTACAATGCCTGTACAAGTAGCATTAAGACCAAACGGGTACAAGGGTAGTAAGGTTGGTACAACTCTTAATGGTGAATCATTGATACTTGACGATTATCCAATGTGCAGTTGGTCTACTGATTCTTTCAAAGCATGGCTAGCACAGAACGCACTCCCATTAGCAACCACAGCTACGGCAGGTGCATCTGCTCTAGGATTGTCTGCTTTAGGTGTAAGTTTTCCACCGCTAGGGGTACTAGCAGGAGTTGGAACTGTAATGAATCTTTTATCACAGGGGTATAAAGCGTCTATTGCGGCTGACGTGGCAAGAGGGAATATCCATAGTGGTAACGTTGATGTTGCAAGTGGAAAGAAAACTTTTTGGGGCGGTAGAATCAGTGTAAGTCATCAGTATGCAAGAATGATTGACGATTTCTTTACTAAGTTTGGGTATGCAACTAAGAGAGTAAAAATTCCTAACCGTAACAGTAGACCGCATTGGAACTATGTGAAAACTGTTAGTGCTACAATGACAGGGAGTGTACCATCTGATGACATGAAAAAAATTTGTAGTATCTATGATAACGGTGTGACATTCTGGAAACATGGGTATGAAGTTGGTAGATACGACTTAGACAATAGTCCAGTATAATAAGGTGGTGATCAAGTGGGACGAAGAAAGCATAACATTTTTGACGAAAGTATGGTACTGAATAACCTTACTTATCGTCAGTATTTAAACAGGTTAACAGAACTTGCTATATCCATGTTTGAGTGGAAGAACCTGCCAGATACAATTGATGCAAGATATCTTGAATTACATCTATTTGAAACTGGTTGCATGATTTATTTCAATGATGAAGTAATAGGGAACTTGTGCTTAGACTGTATAGTTAATGGCAGACTTGATGTATATGGAAATCCTTTGCTTAGACGTGCGTACAGTGGATACAACAATTATCAGAAGTTACTAAAATATAATAACAGCGTTATTATCTGGAATAATTATCTTCATAGTAACAGTATTCTTGATGTTGAAATGTTTGCACGAAGATTGTACAACATTGATAGAATCATTGATGTTAATGCAAACGCACAGAAAACGCCGGTGTTGTTGCAAGGTAGTGAAAAACAAAGACTTACTCTTTTAAATTTATATAAAGAGTATGACGGGAACGCACCTTTTATTTTTGGTGACAAGAATCTGGATATTAACTCATTGAAAGCATTTAGCACTAATGCCCCATATGTGTGTGATAAATTGTACCAGTTAAAAACACAGATATGGAATGAAGCGTTAACTTATCTTGGTATCAGCAATATCAATATTCAGAAGAAAGAAAGATTGATAACTGATGAAGTTACAAGAAATCAAGGTGGTACTATTGCTAGCAGATATAGTAGGTTAGAATCACGCAGACAGGCTGTCGAAAAAATAAATGATATGTTCGGTACAAATATTGAAGTCAATTATCGTGAAGATTTTCAGCAGGTTGGCGACGATAATCAGCCAGAAGACCCAGGTGCAGATAC